AGAAGTTTTGAACACCACCTCCAGTCGGATCATTCCCCGTTGCATATGGCGAGAAAAGTCGGTTCCACTTCCAGTTAAACGGTTCCCCATTAGGCCCGCCGCAAAGCATCGCTTGCATTACATCATTGGCAATCGAAAGGGCAGGGGCGTCCGAGAATCCTCCCGTAGGGAGAGCGGGTGCCAAATCGGAGAATGCGCGAGCATCATCAACTAAATCCTGTAATCGTACACTACTGTTACCCATAACTCTCCTAAACTAAAAAAGTGACGCTTTGCCCTTAGGCCAATCCCCGAGCGTCAGCGGTTATGAGTGTTCCCAGATTATGATTCTAGGCACATTCCCCACTCTGGGGCAGTTCGTTATCGGGATGAGGGTCGCGGCTTTCGAGTCTTTTCAAGTTCATCAACTCGCGCCACAAACACGGGGTTCGTTTTGAGATGCACTAAATATTCATCGGACGAATAGGCATCTACATCAGCAAGCGTGAGAGCCGCGACTTGATCCGCTGATAGCGGTAACTTTCGCTGCTCCGACTGTACTTGCCTATTGACTAGTTCCTGACGATATGCTTGGGCTTCTTTTTGGCTCATGGTTACCTCAGGGTCGTATTCTTCACATGGGTTCTGTAATCCTGAGTAGCGTCAACCCACTGCTCAGATGAATCATCCCATTTCGTGAACTTACAAATTACCGAAGCCGACGGGCTATTGTTCGTTTCGAACTGCATAGCCTTGATGTACTCTTGCTGGGCTTTTTCGAAACGCTCTTGTGAGAACTTGCCGTCTTTTGGTGCAACACACTTGCCCTTTTCGTTGAAATAGAAATTATCTTTCACCGGGGGCAACCACGTTTTACCACACCGCAGGCACCGAATCCACATATCACCATTGATCATCTGGTGCTTGATTACTGCATACTGTGATCCGTTACCACCTGTATGCAACACATGAAGGTCACGCTCGGAAACAACTCCACCCTTCCGGTGAGTGCATGCGTTCTGCTTGGCTTCATCAGAAGCCCGCTGTTGGGCGAAAGTACGACCTTGCTGCTCGCGGTCCTGCTTACGCTGCTTGGCTTTGGTCTCTCGGTCCCCAAGGCGTCCCCTCAGGTCTTCGAGATTCAGTTCACGCTCTTTCTTCTGCAATTCGAGATCGGCAAGTTGTGCCCGCTTGATCTGCAATTCAATTAAAGCAATCTCTTCGGCGGCATTTTTCGGTGCCGTCATTACTTCTTGTTTCTTGTCTTCCATACTCCTCCTTAAATTACTGCTCACGATTGCGGTGACTATGCAAGATCGTGTTGTATCGTTCAGCGCACGGTAACAACGCCGGACCAAAAACTTTATGTGCAAGTTCTTCAGTGAGAATGTTCTTTAGGATCAACTGTAATAGTACAGTGCGCCAGCCTCGATACTTCTCTGCGAGCGGTGCGCCGTGATCGTCAAAACCCATCACCGTATACTCGGGCATGTAGCCGTTCTGCACCCAACACGCCATCTCGGGCTTTTTCATCCCTAAACTATCCGAGTACAACAGCACTAACTTGTCCGGGTGCGGGTGATCCCGGTAATACACTTTCAGATGGCATTCATCGCGGAGTTTTGTAATCAACTCCGCATGGTTCATGATGCGACCGAATCGCATCTGAATCTCTTTGTACTCCTCTGGGGTACACCATTGATATTCCTTGGCGACCTCATTGGAATATTCTTTCTGTTTAGCCAATTCTTCCTTGGCCTGATTGCTGCTGTCGTCATGCCGATGCGTACTGTATTCAGCTACAGCCGCCGCCAACTCGGGCGTCATCTCATCTTGGAGATCGTACGTTTCCCAAGGTGCCCGAGAATCTAACCTTGTGCCCTGACTCTTTTGTATCTGTTCGGGTGTTGGTTCCATGCTATCACTCCTCCTTAGTTTGGCTCATCCGGCGAAATGAACGTCTGCCTTGGAGGAGCTTTAGCACTTCGATGTCGTATATTAGTACATAACTAGGGGATCAGCCCAGCCTGCCTCTAACGCTTTCAGCCCGTGTTAACCCAGACCTTCCACTGTTTCTATAGCAGATGCTAATCCAGCTTCTGCGGTAGAATCAATCGTTTCATCAAAACTTTCTTGACACATACTTCTAAATTCTTCGTCATTCTGATGTTGAATATTCTTCAACCGTCGCAGATCGCTATTCACCCTCCTCAATCGTGCGATAGTCTCTCGATGCAGTTTGATGCTCTGTTCGAGCGTGATAATGTGCTCGGCCATTGCATCAACTATTGATTGACTGTAAAACTGTGGTTCTTTCATATCCTCCTCCAAGGAAAGAGTAGGGCTGTACCACCTATACAGCCCACTCAATTTTCACGCTGCGGGGATTTCACCCACAATCTTTTACGCTACAACCGTCACAACGATCTGGCAATAGATCATCATGACCGGATCGCCACTCTGTTGAGTTGGCTCAGGGTCCAAAGAACTCTGGACAAAATCAAACGTCGGATACTGGACTTCGATTATCGCTTGACCAACTGCGATAGCCGTGATCAACCCAGCGGAACTGACCGATGCAACGTTGGGGTTGTACGTCTCAGGTCCGGCTTGACCATTGCTGGGACGATACCATGCGGGATTGCCCGCGAGCGGATCGTTGTACGACTTATAAGTCGGCGACTGGATTCCCGTGTACGCGGCATTATGCACGTCTTTCAGGACAGTGTTCAACTGGCAAGTCGATGCATACACCGTTCCACCAATTGTCTTTCCGGACAAACTGAGCCGAAGGGCATACTGTGCAACTGCTCCCACGGGTTTGCTGGAGCTAGCGACCGCGCCATAACCTTGCCCGTTGAGACCAGTTGTATCATTGGCAGTAGCTTCAGTAGCGATGGTAAGTCCACCGCCAGCGCAGTTGGTAATGTTGGTGCCTGTAACTTGAACATATGCAGCGACGTTAAGCCCATCAGTGGGGACGTGCTGGGGATTCGGGTTAGCCATAATACTTTATTCCTTTTCTGAAAGAGCAACCGTTGACTCTTGTCAATATTTCAGGTACTACGTGGTCACAGGCTCAACGGCATGCCCGCTTTGTTCTACAAATCTTACAGAAAAATGGGGCGGATATTGTTCTCATCCGGTTATGCATTGTCTGCGCCGTATGAGTACCCGCCCTGATTTCAATTAGCTGATTGCGCTTGCAGCATCAATTTGTCTCATCCTTATCGTAGTATCGGGTCCAAGGCTCGTAGTGAAGTGCACACGATAGCTCGTCCATCCGGGGATCAACCCTTCAGGATCAGCAACAGTCGGCTCTGCATTCTGCACGATGTTGCACTCGATGTTACGCCATTCACCATCGCCATAACCCACATCGCCCTTCGCTCCAAGGTTGACGGAGAAAATACCGTCGCGCCCGAAGATGTAGGTGCGGAGTGCGGTCAATCCAGAGTACCCACCGTAGTTCTGGGTCTGGGTGACGAGGTTCGTCTGGAAGAACTGAACGCCTGTAGACGGCAGTTCAATGACTTCAGTCAGATCGACCGAAACGAGACTTTCCATCTTCAACTGGCCCACAGGAGTGTGTTTCAGAATGTCGATGGGGGAATCGTTGCTGTTGTCAGCAATCACATCGCCCAAAGCGAACGGGTGAATCACGCCTGCGAACGTCTTCGTACCTTCGTCGAACGGACGCACGCTGCGACCCGCCAACGACTGAACGCTGTTACGAATCTGAGAGAGCGACAGAGCGGTGAAGCTCGAAGTGCCCGAAGCGGCCAGCTCAGTAAGGACGCTGGCATCGATGCTAGATGCACCGTCAGCGGTTGCACGCACGAGTGCGGACAACGATTCGCCGAGGCGATAGCTCATTTCGCGGGCAACGTTCTCGACGGTGTTGTCAATCGCAGTCGCCAAACTGAGCGAACTGAAATTGGCGTAGTCAGCATATTCTCCAATCGTGGCAGTGGTTGTAAGAACACTGACAGACAGAGAACTGCCGACAGTACCTTCCGTAGTCTGGGCCACGTTTGCGGCCAACGGAACGTACATGAACCAAACGTGTTTTGGATTTAAGACTTACTGTCCCTTATGTCACCATAAGGTCGCTCTCATTG